CCCCTCCCCCGGGGGTCAATGTTTGGTTGTTCTGGTCAACGAGTCACAGCTCACTTGCTAGAAGTAAGGAGTTCGTCGAGACCCAGGACTTTCCAATCTCGCAATCCAACAACAATAATTTCTTTTAGTGCTGTTAGGTAGGTGAGAGTGGACATCAACTCATCATCGTCAGTCTCACGACCTTCGTGCATGGACATGATACGAGCTAGGTAGTTGTTCGTATCGTACTGGTGTTCATGGTCAAAGTTTAACCACTGTTCCCAGTTCTCTCTTGGGTCTACAGGATTGTCAGCTGTAGATAAGACGAGGTCAATGTCCTCAGGCATGAGACTACCATCACGGACACGGGCTTCAACTTGTTCAAGTTTAACTAATGTATCATCCATTTTTTCAAGCATGGTCTCCGTTCCTCCTTCCTATTTACTCGTGGTCCTTGATGGCTCTTCTAATGGTAGCAGTCGATACGCCTAATGCTTCGGCTACTTCAGCGAATGTAAAGTCGTTGTCAAGCATGGCTTTTGCTCTAGATATTCTAGAGTCAGTCATCTTACCGCCTTTGTCAGGCGTTGCTAGTCTTCTGACTTCATCCATGTCAGCACGACTGTAGATATTTCTTAGTCGGTCTTTACTAATAGCGTTAGCTTGGATAGCTTCCCATTCTCTATCGTCGATATGAATAGTTTTATCCTTTCGAAGTTCAGGGTCGGTTGGTCCAGTCATAGACCGTGCACCAGATAGCACCTGTTGACGTAGGCGTTTTATTTCTCCGCTATCCATACCCTTCTGAACTTTCTTAAAGAATTGGTCGCTCGCCATTATTTGTGCCTGTCTTTCACGAGGCTTGAAAATCTCAGACTTTCTAAGTTTCTCGTTCAACGAATCGACCTCGGCTGCGTACTTACGCTTAGCCTCTCTATCAACAGTAGGTATATTGATTTCGGATATCTCCTTATCTACTTTTTTCTTAAGGGCCTTCAACTCATTTACATAATCTGCATATACCTTTTCTTTTTCAGTACCAGATGATAGGATGTGTGCGTCATCAATCTGCGAAATGATAGACCGTTTTTCTTTGGTCTTCTTACCGTATGGTGTAATGAACTCATACTCATCATCTTTCTTAGACTTAGAGATAAGTGTTGAACCACCAATTACATACTTGCCTTTGATTGGGTTCCAGTGTCGTTGATACTTATTACGTAACTCTTTGATGCCATACTCTTCAGCAGACTTCTTCCAGTCTAAGTTATGTTTGTATGCATCGATAACAACCATCGAATGTTTGATAGCTCTAGCAATCTCAGACATAGGAGCATCTTTAAGAGTCATGTCCGTAATCAGGTTGGATACTTCACCCATCTTAGTTTGAGTGTATCTCTTAGAGATAGTCTTGTGGTCTACTTGGAACTGTTTAGGGTCAAACCCTTGTAGTTCTTTAAGTGGGTTAGAACGCTTAATCTTACCTTTGTTGTTAGGCGTGATGTAAACTGTGTCACCATCGAAGTCAGCTCCCGATAGAATAGGAGCTACGGATGGGTGTACACCAACGGCATCAGGTGCATTACCTAAGGCAGACTTAGCCTTCTTAAACTTATTGTTAACCGTTAACTCAGCAATCTCAAACGTACCACCATGTGGGTAACGTACAAGAACTACACGATCGCCTTGCTTGTAGTTAGGCGCATAGATTTCATTAGGTTTCATTTCAGGGAAAGGAATAAGGACGTGTCCTTTTGTTCCTGGGAAACCAGCTGCTTTAAGGTGAGCCATCTTGGTATCTAGACTCTTAGAGAACTCAGTCATGAGTTTATGTTTAGCTGACGGGTTATCGATTGTTGTCAGTTCATCATACTCTTTGAAGACCTTCTTCTTGGTGAGACCTAGTTGTTCCTTGATAAGAGATAGGGGTTGTTTAGATAACATCTGTGATGACACAGTTGACTTCCACTTATCCCAGTCACCTTCTTCATTAACGATGTTGACAGTCTTGGTTTTGTTCTGACGCTTAATGGTTGCCCCAAACGGGTTGTCTGGGTTATCCAATTTCATTTCCTTGAAGACAGACTCCTTAGGAGTTCCACTCTTCTTGTTTGTGTTGAAGATGATATCTTTACCAGGTGGTATGTTGTCGGAGTAGACCGCCATACCTTTTAGGTAGTGGGTGCCATCGACAGCAATACGTACTTGAGCGTATCGGGCAGCGCCTAGGTCTAAGTCTTTCACTCCACGTCGAAGTTCAATAAGACCATCCTTAGCTTCCCCACCTTTGTCACCATAATTGATATGTATACGCTTAGAGTCTATAGACTTAGGTGTCTCAATGTTTTGGTAACGAGTACCACCGTCATTAGTCCATGACTCCATAGTAGCAATCTTGCTAGCATTCTTACGAGTATCGGTAGCATCTGGGTTCTTAGTTAAGGTCTTAATTGTTGTGGCTTTAGATGCATCATCAAGACGTCTAATCCAAATATTATGGACGTGATATCCATGTTCTTCTGTAAGAATACGGATAGCAGTGTCCAGCTTATGTCTAGATATACCCATCTGATGTTCCATACCAGCGCCCACATCTAAATAACCCGTCTTATCAGCGTTCTTCATGAGAACATCTACAGTGTTATTCATCTGCTTCTTCATGGTCTTAAGACCTTCATTCGTGTATTTACGAATAGTACTCTCAGATACTCCTAACCAATGAGCCATGTCACTGACAGAGATTGGGTCAGGTTGATTGAGTTCGTATTTGATAGACTCATCTAAATATTCTTGCTTACGATACTTAGCTCTTGATGTCTCAGCACGCAAAGCACGAATAGATAAGCCCATTTTCTTAGCAATCTCTTTCTCACTTAACCCTTGTTTCTTATAGTTGCTAACTTTGTTCAAGAACCATAGCTCATGTTGATATGGATTTTCACCGCTACCCCATTTGTATCGTCCAGAACGTCGTTTAACACCATGATGTTCAAGTACACTACTCATTAGCATCCTCCTTTCAAAAAAAGAAAAAGAGAAAGGTGTATGTCTAAAAAACTTCTAAAAAAAAAGACATATTTCCCCTTCTCCTCTACTATAGGACGTGAAAAAAAAACGGACTACTTGTAATAGTCCGAAATTACTTCAGTCAGAGCGTGGTCGAGCTCAGATATCTTATGCATAATCTCTGAGATATCATAAGGGTCTGGTGTGAATACTTCATAACCATTACCTTGATAGATACGACATTCGAACTGCATATTGAATGGGTCATGCTTATACTCTAAACAGAATAAGGCACAGTATACGAACAATTGTTCGAATGTAACCTTATGCGTACCAGTCTTCAAGTCATGTACTCTTAATAGTTTATCATGCTCATAGTACTGGATTGCATCTGCTGTACCAAAACAGTTGTCACTGTAATATAACAACACTTCGCTTTCCATGTCAAAACCGATTGCATCGTTAACAAACATGTTAAACGCATTCTTTAGCTTGGCAGCTCTTACGCCTTTGTTAATCATGTCTGACGCTAGTTGATGTAACTCAGTACCTTCCTGCTTACGAATATTGTTGAGCCATACAGACTTAACTTTGTCAGGACTGTACCTTAACCATGAACTACCGCTTGGACTTAGTGTTGCGTGTAGCCCGGTTAGGTGAGAGTATTTGTTGAACTTCATTCATTACTTCCTCCATATTCTCAGGATATATGAATCGAGCGTAGCTCATCTTATTCATCTTATCCACATAATAATCTTGGTTAGGCTGATGTCTAGCCTTCTTGTGTCTCTTTACTTCTAACGCTGCCCAACGGTCTCCGTTGAGTACGAGTAAATCTGGTATACCTTGTTTATAGTTAGGGTCTAGTTTAAGAACCATAGCGTCAGGTAGTGAACGCTGAATATTTCGTATCAATGACGCTTGGATTTTGTTCTCGGTGAGTCGTTTCTTTCCACGCACGTTTAACATAACCCCTTTCATTAAACTCTTTCTTACTACTTACAGCTCTTAATATAGCTGAGTCTATAGAACCTGGTGCGTTAAGGTAATAGTAGTGGAGTGTTTTATATGGAGTATTTAGTCTATCTATACGACCTTCACACTGCTCATGTATTCTATAGCTGTAGTTAAGAGAGAAGAATATAATTGTATCTGTTATGGTACAGTTCCATGCTTCGGCTCCCGAACCATAGTTAACGGCGTAACACCATCTACGTTCTTCATGAGGTATATCCTGATGCTTATGACCGTTATACTCAGCATATGTTGTTTCCATAGCCTTACAAGCCTGACGTATAATATCCCGTTCGTAATCGAAGTTGTAGAATACGATTACTTTAGGGAACATATAGAGTAAGGTCTTGAACTGTTCTATCCGTTGTTCGGAAGTATTTACAATTTTTCTTTGACATAGAACAAATTCAGTAGGCGACTCTATCGGTTTGTTTTCGAACACATTCCATCGTTTTTTGGTAACGATATTGTACTGTTCTTTATCATACTTAACTTTGAGGTAGTGACGTTCCCTCGTTGTATGTCGATTAACATGCATGTTAACTAGAGTCTCTTGTCTAAACTTGAATAACTTAGCTTCGTTTCGATAACCAGTTATCTTTGGAAACTTAACATATGGGTCGTAGATACAGTGTTGGTTCTTGAAATCAGATTGATTTCGGTAATATCCTTTGGCTATAAAGGTCATCATATAGTTCATCCAGTTGTCACCTGGTGTAGCTGATAAGACAATCCACTTATTACGTTTACATATTCTGACAAACGTTTTAGCCCAAGCTCCATTACCCGTTGCATAGTGTTCATCAAATATGAAGAACGCACCAACGACATCCTTATACTTCTTGATAGAGTTCCAGCTGTCAATTGTGATATGATAGATACCACATTCTTGTGCTTCATACTCCCAATCCTTAGAGTCTCTCTTCTTAGCCGTCGTTATGACATATAAGTCTCGGTCAGTATGATTATCTAGATAGTAATGGAGAGAGGTAAAGGTCTTACCGCTCCCTACACCACCTTTCAAGATACATCCATCACGCATTCTAGCTAGAGCGCTCTTTTGTTCAGGATATAATTCAACCATGGTAGGTCTTCATCAACAGGACGGCCTGGTGTTTGGAACCCGCTATACTTTTGGTCGAAATATGTTTCTTCTACATCGAAGTAACCTTTGGTTAAGTTAGCAGATAACCCTTTGTTCTTACCTACTTCATACTCACGTCCGTAGAAAGTCAAGTCAACATTCACGAATCGGTAAGACATTAAGTCACCAATCTCATGCTCGCCTAGAAGACGAAGAGTTTGACGTTCA